ATATCGGAATGATAGGTTTTACATTATATTTCATTAAAGAGTTATTTTCCTAATGAAAAGTTTGACACTTGCGACCTCTCAACCTCATCATCACAATAGCAAGTGTCGTGGTCACTATAAATATATGATGAGACAATGTGAATGTGACCCAAAGGGGGTTAACAGTTCTTGTTTAACCCCCTACGAAAATAGGAGAGGTAAGATGAATACTGTAGATGTAGAGGGTGGCACTAAAAAACAAAGACGACTTGTTGAGAATTTAGTTAATTGGTGTTATAATAGATTGACACCAAGACACAGAACTATTCATGTTAATGTAGAATTGACTACAGATATACCTATTGACGGCGAGTGTTCTAGAGGTGGTGAGAGAAACGAGTTTGATATTATCGTTTATAAGAAACTAAAAGATGATGATTTTATTACAACGATACTACATGAGATGGTACATGTTATGCAGTATGCAACAGGTAAGATGAAAGATTTAAATAACCAAGGTTCCACAGTTTATTGGCGAGGATACAATTATTCTAATTATGAGTATCGAAGACAACCGTGGGAAAGACAAGCATATCGATTACAAGAAATATTATTGAGGGAGTGGAAAAAATATGTGGGAAGCAATAAATGTTGCCGTTGTGTGTCTAGCACTTAACGTATATCACGAAGCAAAAAATCAAGACATAGACGGTATGTATGCCGTTGCAGATGTGGTTATGAATCGAGTAGAAGACCACAGATATCCTAATACTGTATGTGGTGTTGTGAAACAAGGCCCGACTAGAGAGTCTTGGAAAACTAGAGAAACACCAGATCCAAATGATGCAGTTTACTATCCAATAAAAAATAGATGTCAATTTTCTTGGTATTGTGACGGAAAAGATGATACCCCATATAATCCACAGGCATGGCGTATCGCAGAATCAATCGCAGAGACCACTCTTGAATATGGAAGTTTAGTTAATACTATGGGTGCGACACATTATCACGCAGATTATGTACAACCATCTTGGGCAGAATCTAAAACAAAAACAATGAAAGTAGGAAGGCATATATTTTACAGGTGGGAAAAATGATTGCAAATCTGTCAAAAATATGTTATTATAATTAAATGATTAAACAGTATTCAGTATATCAAAGAAGAAAATATAACAAACTACCTTTGACACCTTCTTTACAGAAAGCAAGAGACGATTATCAAAAGTATTTAGAATCTATCGGATATAAAAAAACACCTAGATCTGACTTTACTGCGTTCAATGATTTAAATACTTTATTTAATTCTACAAGAAATATACAAAAAGTTTCAAATCCAAAACCATTAACACACATGGGGAATGGATCACCAAAAAGAAAATCAGTGAAACACAGTTTCACAGTAGCACCTGCATACAACAAAGGTGCATATCAGGTAATACACGAAAATGACATCAAAGACATCGGCAAATAATATTACAGGCATACCAAATAATCATAAGGTAGATAAACCTTTTGGTAATGCTCATTGTATTTACGATCCAAAAACTTTACAGTGTAGAGATGACTCAATCAATAATTGGTTAAGTGTAAATTATAATGATAATCAAATAAAACATAATTTTTTTGATACTTATAAAAATTGGTTTAGTAAACCACATGATCTAAATGGTATACAAGAGTTTACAGAAGCATGTTACACACAAGGCACAACAGAAAGTTTCAGTCATTTTTATATTAGATATCAACACAAAAAAAGATTACGAATTGCTCGTGGTGATTATTTCTTTCATCAAATGATGAGTAGATTATATTGGAAAGATAAATTTACATGGTTAGAGGATGATGAATTAAAAGAAGGTGATTTTTTAGTAATCAGCACACCATTTAGTGATACAGGTAATGTATATCCTAAT